TCCGAGCGTGTTCGCGGTCGTCTCGCGGATCGCGCAGGACATCGCCAAGATCGCGCCGCCGCTCCTCCTCGAGCAGGACGACAACGGCTTTTGGTTCGAGACCACCAACTCCGCGTACAGCCCCGTCCTGCGGCGACCCAACCGCTACCAGACCCCGCAACAGTTTTACGAGCAGTGGATGTTCAGCAAGTTGCTCTGCGGGAACACCTACGTGCTCAAGGAGCGCGACGAGCGCGGCGTCGTGCACGCCCTGACGATCCTCGATCCGCTCCGCGTCAAACCGTTGATTGCTCCGGATGGCAGCGTCTATTACGAGCTCCAACAGAACGAGCTCGCCGGCCTGGCCGACACCGATCCGATCGTCGTCGCCCAGCGCGAGATCGTGCACGACCGGTGGAATTGTCTCTACCATCCGCTGGTCGGGATCTCGCCGCTCTACAGCCTGGGCGGCGCGGTCACGCAGGCGCAGGCGATCCAGGCGAGCAGCACGACCTTCTTTGCGAAGGGCGGCCGGCCCGCCGGCATGCTCGTCGCGCCGACCAAGCTCGATCCCGCGTCGGCCGATCGCATCAAGGCGACGCTGGCGAATTTCAAGACCGGCGAGATCATGCTCGCCGACCAGGGGATGACCTATCACGACATCGGCGGGAGTGCGGTCGACTCGGAACTGATCGCGCAACTCGGATGGACCGAGGAAAAAATCTGCGAAGTGTTCGGGATGCCGATCAGCATCCTCAACAGCAGCAAGCAGCCGCCGTACGCGAATGCCGAAGCCTCGCAACTGCAATACAAATCGCAGTGCCTCGAGCCGCACCTCGCGAGCATTGCCGCGGTCCTCGGCGACGGCCTCGAGCTCCCGCTGTACCTCGGGCTGGAATTTGACGACACGCTGCTGATCTGGATGGATACCGCGACGCGCACCACGGCGGCCAAGACGGCGATCGCCGCCGGGATGTCGGTCAACGAAGTGCGCGATACCTACTACGGCCTCGGCCCGGTCCCCGGCGGGGATCTGCCGTACCTGCAGCAGCAGTACTACCCGATCAGCGAGCTCGCGGATCGCACGGCGCGGGCGCCGGTCCCCGCGGCGCCGCCGCCGGCCGCGGACGCCGTGCCCGCGGAGGTCCCATGACGCTGGAGTTTTCGCACGTCACGCTCCCGCCGCTCTGGACCGTCGACCAGGCGAAGGCGCATCTCCACCTGACCGGCACGACCGAGGACGCCGACGTCCAGCAGAAACTCGACACGGCGCAGGAGGCGATCCTCGCGTACCTGAATCTGGGCGCCGACCCGGGCTGGGACGCGGCGACCGCGCCCAAGCCCGTCACGCACGCGATCCTGCTCCTGACCGCGTATTACTACAGTGACCGCGGCGACGGCGACGTCGCCGATCCCTGGCCGAAGATCTACGCCCTGCTCGCGGCCTATCGCGACCCGACGGTGAAGTGATGGCGATCGGGACGTATCGGCTGCTCGTCGCGCTCGACACGACCGATGGGGCCGGCAGCGTCACGCCGCTCGATCCGCCGACGTGGTACGCGAACCCGCTGGCCGAAGGCGGCGGCCTCCTCACGCTGGTCGGGCACTATCACGCCGGGATCACGACCGCGACGCGCGTTCGGTTCAAGGGCCGCACCTTCCACGTCGACAGCGTCCTCAATCGCGGCGAGGGCGACTGGCAAACCCAGATCACCTGCAAAGAAGTGTTCGCGTAATGGCGACGCTCTCGGTGAAATGGGATGGGCTCGACACCTTCAAACAGGAATTGCAGGTACTTACGGGGAATCTCGTCAGTGAAGCCGAGGGCATTCTCACCGCGGCGGCGAACGAGGCGGCCGACGCGCTGCGCGCCGCCTATCCGTACCGGGAAGGCGGCCTCCGTCGGGGCGTGACGGTGATCCCGTCGCGCGGGCGGACGCTGGCCGGGGCGGAGGTCAAAAACTTGGCCCCGCACGCCGGGATCTACGAGGACGGCACGACGACGCGCGCGACCCACCAGGGCTACAACCGCGGCCGGATGCTGGGGACGCCGACGTTCCGGCCGATTACCGCCCGGTACCGGGATCGGGCGCTGTCGACCGTGATCGATCGGATCTATGCACACGGGGCGGCCCACGTCACGGGCGACCCCGACACCGACTAAGGAGACCGCACATGTCGATCAAGACCGGCAAATTCGGCAAAGTCAGTTGGGATCCGTCGGGCGGCACGGCCCTCGTCGAGATCATCTCGCTCAACGGCTGGACCCTCTCGGAAGAGACCGAGATGGAAGACGTCACCTGCTTTGGGGACACCAACAAGGTCTACGTGCCCGGCATGAAAGACCTGAAGGGCGACGTCAGCGGGTTCTGGAATAGCGCCGACCTGGCCCTCTGGAAGGCCGCCGACGCTGGCACACCCGGGACGCTGAGTCTCGTGGTCAACAATCAGGAGCCCGGGTTTAAGTGGCAGGGGCTCGCGTACCTGAACGCGTCGATCGATGCGTCGCTGTCGGCGCCGACCGTCAAGGGCACCTGGGCGGCCGCGGCCTCGTGGACCGTGCCCGGCCAGATCGTCGCGACCGGGGCCGTCGCGGGCCTGCCCGGCAGCTTCACCCCGGCCGGCGCGACCCCGCCCGCCAATCTCGCCGCGATGACCGGGATCGTGGCGTCCCCCGCGACCAACTGGACGATCGGCCAGCACGTCGAGATGGGCAACGGCAGCGATTGCAACTGGAACGGCACGGCCTGGGTCGCCGGGATCCATCCGTAAATGTTCGACGAGCTCGTGCTGCACGGCGGCGAGGCCACGTTCTCGTGGGCGTGGCATACCGCTGCCGTGTGTCGCTCGTGGCGGATTTACAAGTCGAAGAAGAGTCAGTGGTCGCTGGTCGCCACGGTCACGCGCGCCGACCCGTACAAGTTGCAACAGCGGCCGTTGCTGTTCAACGTGCCGCGGAAGGGCGGCCACTGGTGCTGGCCGGTGAAGGCGGTGACCGTGATGGACACGACGATCACCGCGGCCCTCGGGCCGATGGAGGCATGAATGAGTCGACCGCGGGGCGTTGCGCCCGAACGCGTCCGGTTGCCGCTCTCGGACGGCGATTATGTGGACGTCAAGCGACAGTTGACCGCGGGGGAATACCGCAAGCTGCTCTACGACCAGTTCAAGAACACGGCCGTCGGGGAGAAGGTCACCCTTGACCATGCCAAGATCGGCACGTCGAAACTGCTGGCGTACATCCTGGGCTGGTCGTTCGTGAGTGTGATCGACCAGCAACCCATTCCGTACGATCCGCAGGATCCCGAAGAACTCCGGCGGTCGGCGCTCGATGATCTGCTCGACCCGGAGACCTATCGCGAATTGATCGCCGCGGTGGACGCGCACGAGGCGCGGGAAGAGGCGGCGCTCGAGGCGCAAAAAAAAACCCGGTCTACCGCGCCAGCATTGTCAGTGACCTCATGATCGCCGCGCGTTTGCACTGGCGGTACGAGTGGGTCGCGGAGCTCCCGCGCGACGTCTACGAGATTCTCGTCGCGGAACTCCGGCAGGAAGCGAACGCGTAAATGGCGATTACGGCCAAGTTTGACGCCGATTTCAGTCAGTTCTCCTCCGAGGTGGGGAAGGCGGAATCGCAACTGAACGCGTTTGTGGCCGACGTCGGCAAGTTGGTCACCGGGTTTGTCAGCGCCGAGGCGATCATGGCCGGGGTCTCGGCGGCCTGGCAGACGTTCACGGGGTTCCTCGAGGACTCGATCAAGGCGGCCGAGGGTGCCGAAGTCGCGCACGCGCAAATGGTCGCGGCGCTCGAGGCCCAGGGCACCGCGCTCCCGTCGGTCGTCACCGCGTACGACGCCTACGCGACGGCGCTGCAAAAAACGACGATCTACTCCGACGACGCGTTGACCGCGTCCGAAGCCTTGCTCACGCAAGTCGGCAACGTCATGCCGCGCGACATGCAGAAGGCGCTCGAGGCGACGACCAATCTCGCCTCAGGACTCGGGATCGACCTGCACGACGCGACGATGCTGGTCGCCAAGGCGGCCGAGGGGAACGTCGGCGCCCTCAAGAAGTCCGGCATTGTGATCGACGAGACCGGCGGCAAGGTCAAGTCTTTCGGCGTCGTCCTCGACGCGATCAACGACAAGTTTGCCGGGCAAGCGGCCGTGCTCGCCGGCACCTACCAGGGGCGGTTACAGCAATTCGCGAACACCTGGGACAACCTGCAGGAGTCGATCGGCCGCGCGGTCACGCAAAACGCCACGGTGCTCAAGGCGCTCGAGCTCGTCAACGGGGCGATCGACACGAACACCGGCGAACTCAAGGACAACGCGACCGCGACCAATCTGATCTCGGAGGGCGTGATCCTGCTCGCGAAGGGGTTCGATCTGACGCTCGTGGCGATCAACGGCCTGATCCAGGGGTACGCCCTGCTCGACCGCGCCGGCACCGCGGCGGCCTCGCATCTCCTCACGGCATTTGCCAGTGTCACCGACACGATGATGACGGTCGCCAACGCGACCAAGTATCTCAACCCGCAGTTCTATACCGGCGAACTGGCGACCAACATGGCCGCGCTCGCGGTCGCGTCGGAAACCCTCCATACCCGGCTCACCGCGATTGGCGCGGCCTCGAACGACACGCAGGCGAGTACCGCGCGGTGGTCGGCCACGATCGACGCGACGCGCGCCGGCCTCGCCGGCATGATCACGCAACTCGAGGCGACCCGCGGCCAAACCGTCGCGACGGCCGAGGCCGCGAAAGGCGCCGCGAACGCGTGGGATAAACACACCGTTGCCGTGACGGCCGGCACCGAGGCGGCCAAGCAAGCGGCGATCGCCGCCAAGGCGATGGAGGAACAGCAGAACCGCGCGATCACGATCGTCGAGGGCAAGGTCGCCGAGATTATCAAGGCGTGGGCCGGCTACGCGGCCGCCGTCAGCGCGGCCTCGCACGACACCACGCAGAAACAGATCGACGACGTCTATCGCAACGCGGACGCGCAGATCGCGGCGATGGAGAAGGCCAAAACCGGATCGATCCAAGCGTACACGGCGATCCAGGCGGCGGCCGATCAACTCGCGGCCAACATCAAGCAGAAGACGCTCGAGGAAGATGCGACCACGCTCGCGCACTACCAACTGGTCGCCGACAAGGCGCAGGCCGCCTACGCGTTTGCGCTCGCCAACAGCGGGCAGTACACCGACGAGCGGATTAAACAACTGCAAAAAGAGGCCGAGGCCGCGACGACCGCGCTCGCGAATTGGAGCCGGAACGCGGTGACCGAGGTGGAGAAGATCAAGCAGCCGGCCGAGGAAGCCGCGAAGGTGATCAAGGGGATGCACGATCAGATCCTCGAGCTCAAAAACGTCGGCACCAAGTTGCCCGGCTCCGAACAACAGACCGATAGCATGGGCAATCGGTACCTGATCTCCCCGACCGGGCAACGCGTCCCGCTCGGCCCGCACGGCGAGCTCCCCGGAAACTGGTTCGAGCAGTACACCGGGCAGAGCTCGTTCAATGAGGCGTACAACCCGCTCCTCCCGAGCGGCCGGCGCACCCTCGGCACGTTGGCGGGGGCGAACGCCGTGCAGATGAACGCGGGCGCGGTGACGATTAATTACCCGGTCATGAATGATCCCGC